ATATGTTTGATATATATCCGCATCCCCTGTTATATTTGGTTCATTGTTTTGGGTGGTTTTATCGGTCGTTATATTTGTGTAATCTGCTTCGTTCTTGGCCGAATTATTGGCTTGTTTGAATTTGCGGACAGGCCCTTCTCTCACATAGCCAGACCACAGAATTATGGAATCGGTTCCATATGCTGAAAAGTGATGGTCAAACCCACAGTATCTGATATCGCTCTGGTATAAACCGTCGATCATTTGTTTTTGCTGGTATTGTAGCACATTATATGCGAAGGTAGAACCGTCTGATCCTGCTCCAGTAGGTGGTAGAGGCCCGCAGGTAATGGGTAATTTTATACCAGTTTGTAGCCCTCCCACAGTATTGGTCAGAAACGTTATATATTTTACCGGTTTTGTTACCAGAGTACTACCATTATAATAATCGGTTTCCTGAACCGTGGTACACTTAGCAAAACCGTAACATAAATTATTATCGGTCGTATCAGATTCATTCAAAAACGTGTCAGCATTTTCCTCCTGGTAATTAATAAACTGCCTCGAGGACTGACCTGTTTTCAGATGAAACTCGCTCCCGGGAGTGTTATACTTGGGGTTTACCCGCAGCCCGTCGTCCCCTAGCCGCATAAACAGGAAGTTGTCTGGGTCTGGCACACCTGCTAATAAAACCTGTTTCATATTATCCGGATTCATATGAATAAACCGGGTGTTCGTCGGTGTAAGTGTTTTTTGCGAATTAAAAATTAGGTCGGTTCGCTTGGCCTGAGCACTGAAGAAATTTTTCCAGAGTAATAGGTTATCCGCAGTATACTCATGAGAAATCACTACCTCAGCGGAGGCCCGATCCACTTCTGCTATTGTTTTGCGTACAACGTACCCCTCTTTTTTTAATTTTCGCCCACTAACAAACAGTTCAGGATCATAGACTCCAATATTCTTGTAAGCCTGTAAATAGTGTGCTGCACTATAGTAATTAGTATTGCTGTTACTCTCTGCCGTAGTGCAGGCGGTGTAAGTCGTCTTATTATACGTGGAAACACATGAGCACTGGAACTGTTTGAACGTGGGTGAGGGTATTACAACGGAAAGGTCAATATCGAGGGTTTTTGTCTGCGTCTTATTCGGAACGCTTTTTGATATTGTGTTTAATTCGGACGAGGCGTGCATCTGAGAAGTCAAATCTTGTGCAATATTCGAAGGAGTATTATACCCACTTGGGACTGAAAATTCGAGTTTATCATGGTACTGAACAAAATCACGTAGTGCTATATCTCTGTTTATATCTAACTGTTTTGCTCCGGATAATAAGGCAGGGTTTGTCGGTAGAGGTGTATGTACTGGTATCACGGATGGTACGGTATCTACCATGGTAAAAATTTTGTATCGTGAATTGTCATGCCCGCGGCGATACAGGCTTAAGTACGGAGCGGAATCCTGTTGCTCATCGTTTAGCGGCAATCCAGTGTCCGGATTTCCAGAGCTGTACCGCACGAAAGCATCCGCTGGAAAGGGCTGGTTTGCGAAGTATAGCCTGGGCAATATCATGCAATTTTTACCATCAGTGTTCTTATAGTAGGAGTATTCGACATTCACTAAATTATCGGTCATCGTATAGTTATAGTCTGAGAGCACAGACTGCTGGTATTGGGTAGGATTGAGAGCGAGCCACGTATTTACTACAATTACTTCGGTATCCAATTCTAATATCTTATTTGTTGCTTTGGAAATCGTGATAGACTGAACCACGATGCCTTCCACGAATTCAGATGTGGTATTAGTGATGGTCACATTATCACTTTTTTCTATACTATTTGGGTCAGCGCCTCCGGTGCTATCACTCGTGTAAATTTGCGAGCCGTAGTATACAGGTAATGGATTTAGATCATCGTATACTGTTCGAATGTCAAACGTCACAGACCCTGAATTTACGTTTGCTGTTGAGACCAAAATTTGCTCTGCAGGTATGGTGCGGTTGCTCACGTCTTCGGTAAATGTCACAGACTGCGTCCCCACAGACTCGCCGTCAAACTCGATAGACTGGGAGCCGGACCCGATCTCGTGTATATATGCCGAATGCACCGAAATCTGATCCCCTTCATTTACTCGTATTCCATCTCCAATTTTGTTCGTAAAAAAAGTATTACACCCCGGTTTTTTTATTTGCGCGTTGCTATGGGAGCATTCTGCCAAATAAACATTCGTGCTCATAAATAATATATATATATATAAAATACATATATTATAAAATAAAAATTATCTCAAGTAAACAGTTATTTCAAATTTATACATAACTTTTCGACATCTTGCCGTCCTTCAAAGTGAGCATACAGGCTTGCTCTAGGTACACTCTGTTGGTAAGATCGTCAGCTCCGGTCATAGTCATATGAATCTCAATACCAGCCGCGTTAATTCTTTCTCCGTTCAGTTTACTGGCGAAGTAAGTTCGGGGTATTTTAGTAAGACCTTGATTTAGTTGGTATCCTTCAAATTCGGTTGGTGTGAATATATCAGGTATTTGCCCCGAATACTCCGGTGCTGCTACAAACATAGGTACGCCTTCTGCATTGTGAATCTGGTTAAAAGCGTGTCCAAAATTAGTAATAGCCTGGGGGTAAAGCGGCACATTATTATACTTGATATTGAGCGAAAAAGTGTCCCCGCAATTGGACCCGAATTCGTTATATAAAGTTTCATTTGTGTAGTCTGCATCAGAATTCATAATTATCACTTTGGATACCATCCGGTTCGCACCTCCAACATTACGGGTCATATTAATATTGCCGCCGGTAGCCTTCAGGGATGTGGTAATCAGCGCGTACTCCAAAATTGGGATTGTTAAGCCCGTCTGTTTAATTTGACTTTCGTAATTGTCCATAACGGGCTGCGGATAGTATATGTAGTCTGCGACGAGTTTTGTATTTTCATGATCTACCAATACAGGGGTGGGATCTGTTCCATTTTTTGGTATACAATATCTTTTTTTATTGTTGGTTTCGAAAAAGAGTTCGATGGCGCACTGCTCCTTCATAAGGTATAATGGTAATTGAATTTGACCGAGCCAGGGAAACATATCAACAAGCCTTATTTGGTATGTAGGGGTATTAGCCAGATCATTATATGCTTGAATTATTACACCGGTCGTATCCGTGCACAAACCAGTGTTTATAGATGTATTGCCTGTAAAGCCCTTATCATGGTCCACACAGTAGTCTAATAAAGTGCCGTTAGTAATTGAATTTCTCTCAAAATTTTGCTCATTCGGTGTGAAACAGTTTCTGTATGCCATAAAATGATTAAAATCAGATATTGATGAAATTTCTTTGGCGCCGACCTTGAAGACCACTCTATTGATCAACGAGTGCACTCCTAGGTTTATGGGGAAAAAGGCTTTATCGATCGTTTCCTTTACCCCCAGAATAATTTTTGAATTTCCGTGGAGACGCCCTTTATTTTCCAAAACGAATCTGCACATGGTTTCATTATGGATGACGGCATCTAAAACACTCGTAGTGGTGGATGTGCTCTGGTTAGTGGGGATCTCACCTACGTCCTGCAAAATATCAGGTTTCTGTAGACTCATAATATATATATATATATATACTTATTTTAAAATAAAATTTTATTCTATTTTAAAATATTAATATTGCCAATTTCACCTGAGTACCTGGATACCATCTTTGTTCATGACTATAGTCTCTTTGCTATGAGCATAGATAAAACACGAAGTAGGATTATCCGTATTTAGAGTGGATTTTATAATCATGGAAAATGGTACGTCATACAGCGAAACCCCCTGTCCAGAAATCGTGTCGTACGCGATCCCCACACCGTATACGTTCGGTGGCTGGTCATGCAGTTTATTACAGCTTTTTAAGTTGGTTCCGTTAAAAACGTTCATAGTTGTCCGGTCCAGTTTCGAGAATGGTTTCAGGGCATTTAAGTAATTCCGCAGTATTTGCCCATCTCCCGAGGTGGTCCCAGGGTAATCACGCTGCACTGATATTAAATCATAGTCCAATGGGTACCGCTGTCCATTCCGTGTAAATATAACTTCCGTAATATCTGCATTTGAATCGTCTCGCTGGCGAATATTCATGGTTGACATCCCGTTCTTATCATAAGTATTTATATTGCTGCTCGTAACGAAATTCGCAAACACACTGAGGCAGCGCTTAATCCCAAAATTCTTGTTAATGGTAGCATAGCCATTATTAATCACGGCGAAATGCGAGCTAATCGAATTGTAATCGAATGAATTTGAGCTCTGACTATTGAGCTTTGAAAGCTGCTCTGGTGCCGGGTTAGACAGCTCTGCCGTCAGGGTTAAGTCTGACAACTGGTATGTGGTATCCGCGGCAGTTTTCCCGTCAACTGTAGTGAAAAACACGTTGCTGTCCGGTGCGAGAGTAAGCGTAATATTTAGCCCTTTTAAGCCCCACTGATTTGATAACGGGATGGGATTTGATCCTAACAAAACGCCACAGGGCAGTGCGATTGAAAAATCCACAGAGGATGTATACTCAAGGCACTGAAGTTCAGAAAAAGTAGTCATCGAGCTGGTGTTTAAATGACCCAGTAAATCGTTCTCACTAGAAGTGGCTGGTATGTAACTAGCTAAAAATCGATTGTAGTTTTCAATGTGCTCTATGGTCTGCGTGGTCTTATCGCTCGAAATCACGAGTTGTTCCAGAATATTGTAAATTCCTAGGCTAGGTTCCCACTGCGCGTCGTCTTTATTCGTACCAACCTTCGTAAACGTTCCGTTGAGTCGCACAGTGTTACCCTTTAGGAACGCGTCCTGAGCTCCAATTTTGAACTGTAGGATGGGGGTCCCAGACGAGTAACCAACCGGTTGGCCACTTGAAACATTACTCGGTACTACAGAGATGTATTCGTTACCCATTATATGTATATAATTTATACATATTATTTTATTATATAATTCTTTTTTTTTTTTTAATGCCTGATACTCACGCCTTGCGCGGACATATCTATAGATTTCACACAGCATATAAAATTATTCCAAATTTTATCCAGCGCAGGGGCAGTGGTTTCTTCGCTGGAAATCTGCAGATTGAAGTCTTTTCCATTGCCATCGTAACTACCCTGCTGGAGGGCCATCGCGCGGCCTATAATTACATTCGATGCGAATTTTCGGAATGATTTTGCTGGAATTCCTGCCACAACCAGGGCCTTTTCCAGTTCAACCAAATAATTTTGCTCTATTTTTTCATCGTTCAATTTTGACATCGGAATTTTCCGGTCCGGGTTCAAAGCCCCGTTATAACTCCAAATATAGTTGGATATTTGGTCAGGCACGCCTACCAAGCCTCGCTGTTCGTAATCGGAGACATGCTCGCCTGCGGTTAGTAGGGCAGTTTCCACTCCGATCGATAAAATACTTTTGATTTCAGCGTTTGCCAATTGTAGCGCCATTGTGCTCTGCCGTTCGCCTTTCAGCTGCGAGCGTCGGTAGTTTTGGAAGGTCAAAAAATCATATTTCATAACTCCCTGTTCCTTCATCGCCTTCATCATTGCGGCGACATTGTTTTGGGGCACCGCTATTTTCTGTAACACGAGCTCGACATCGTCCAGTAAGAATTCTGGTTTGTAAGTAGCCTTGTTTGTACCCGTGATTGAATTAGATAAACAGATAGTGTCCTCCGTGATGTGGGTTTTGGTGAGGGTGTGCGAGCCTGCGAGGGTAATTAGTACATAACCAGATGAAATGCCTATCGTGGCGATCGTACCAATGTCCTCGTCGTTAGAACCATCCGTATCAGCCAGTTTCACACGTTCGCCCACCATGAATGGGCAATTTTCCACGGCGATCATATTATTTTTGGTTTTTGACAAAGCGATACTAGTTATCGCATCACCAGATGCCATCGCAGCGGATGTAGCAGTTTTACCGTGTACGAATGGTGCATAAGCGGGAGTAGAACTGCTAATCAAGCTGTGTATGCATTTTTTAGCCTCTTCTAGGGTAATTTCTATCTTTAACCCGGAAGTCATGACGACGGGGAATATCTTTTTATTCCGAAAAATACCAGAATGTAGAGGCAGTTGCAATTTTACCCACTGTTGTACAGATTGTCCATCTGGTGGAGAGGTGAAGTAGGGATTATGATTGGCACAGTTGTAAGGACTCAGGTCTGAAGAATTCGAGCCGTTCACGTCTATCCGACAAAGAGGGTTATACAAAGTAGTGCCCTCGGTTATACTCTTTTTATTACGGATATTGGTATCAGTATCGTAGCATGAAATAACATTTGCTAATATATTATAATCTTGGATTTCCTCAATTAAAATTCCTGTACCAGTTAAAATCCGCAAATTTTTTATTAGCACCTGCCCACCGAGCTCAGCATCGAGCTGTAAACGTGTGGGCAACAAACCTGCCGCAGTAGGATGGCTCACCATAACTCGACACTGCAGATAGGACTCAGATGGCTGGAAAAAGTTGACATCCGCAGGTACTAGGATTACAATTTT